GATTTTTATACTAAAATTTTCCAGACATGTTTAGAGCAATTTTTCAAACACCTGCGCAAATGTACTGAGAATGAAATAATTTCAGTACCTTCAAATCAAAGAGTTGGAATGATACATAATACTTTGTTCCAGAGAGGAGTTATGAAAGAAAAGTATGTAAAAGTGAATCTAAGTTTTGATTGCAAACGATGGGGCCCAAAAGCTGTATTTGTGAAATATGTTTATTTTGTTATGGGTCTATCAAGATTGTTACCTAAATCTTTTGTACAATTCTTTTTGGCAGTTGCTAAAATGTATTTTAGCAAAGAAGTGATAGTAAGTAGTGGTGCCTGGAAAGTATTTAAGAACAATCTTAGATATAAAGAATATCTGAAATATTTCACAGAATTACCAGATTTACAAACGGCTAAATACAAATTGCCTTATAGTTTTGTTATGGGTATATTCAATTACTTGTCTTCACTCTTTCATGCTTTCAATCAATTATGGGCTATAGACAAAATAACAGATCATTTTTCAAATATTGGAACCAAAGTTATCATGGTTATGGATGCTCACTCTGATGACAGTGGTGGTTATATTCTTATTGAACAAAGCAAATACAATCAGGCTATAGTAAAGAAAATAATATTCATGTATGAAATTTATTTGAAATTATGCAACCATATGTTGTCAAAAAAGAAATGCGCAGTATCCCTGGTTTATTTTGAACTTCTTTCAATTTTGTACATAAACAATAGATTGTTGCCTTTGGTACCAAAGTTTTTCCCAAACATGTCTTTCAAACCTAGCTTACAAGGTTATGCAGTTGACATGTCTTCTGGTTATGGAAAAGTGGTAGAACTCATAACTATGGGTGCAACTTTTTCAGAAGCATTTTACTGCATGAGAGTTTATAGTGAAATGGTTAGAAGATATTATAAAATGCCTGTTTACAATGACAGGCCTTTATCTTTATTTGGAGGTTTGTACTCTCATCCATTGAACATTGTCTTATGTGGCTCTTTGGCAGATCAATCCAGGTTAATGCAAGCTAACAAAGACAAATTCATTCAGATGCAAAAAATTATAAGGTTGTTAACATCTGATGAGACTGAGATATTCACACAAAACGGAATAAAATTGTTAAATAAATGTAGAAATAGAAACACAATACAGCATATTAAAAAAGAATTGGAGTATTATTTCAGTCAAGACTTTTTAAACAAAGAAGTTTTTAAAGTATCAGACATAAAGCATACACTTTTGCACTTGTTCTGTTTTTACCACAAAACAAGCAACACAGAATTCTCAGCATCTCTGAGCTACACCGATAATACAAGAAGATTAACAAAAATATTTTATAACTTGCAGGCACCTGTTTATTCAGTTTTCAACATAAAATTCACACTAGCTGAAATCATTAATTTGATTGAAT